ACGTATGGGCAATAGAAAATTCCAGCATCCATCGGTGAATCACCTTTATAACCTACACAATAAAATTCTTGTGCATTTGCATCAGCATATGGATCAACATATACTTTATAGCGTCCGTTAAGAACACCAGCAAAAGTTGAAGATGCGGTATCTGTATTCAGATCTGTGCTCATTGCAGGAGCATAATCCAAAATACCTGCCATCTGAAGAGCAGAAGCGACATCAGATGAAGTCATCAGAATGTTACCTTTTCCTCTTCGTGTGTCTTTACCAATCTGGTTTGCATCTTTTTCAATCTGCATCATCAGACCTTTGAACTTCTCAACCATCCAACGACCATTGGAATCAGTATCAAGATCAAAAAGACCAGCAGTAGTTGTACCAATCTGGGCACCAACTGCAGCGTTGATATAAATCTTACGAACAACCTCACGGTTGATTTCTGCAAGAATTTCCATAGACAGGATGTTAGCAAGTTCTGCTTCTGCATCCAAACCATGAACTGCACGTAGATCCTGTGCAAGTTCCATTGAATAGGAACCCTTCAGGGCACGTGTACCAGCTGCGATTGAAACTTTTTCAATCGAGAAGGACATTTCACCAGCAACATCGCCCTCACCACCGTCTGTTTCCAGAGCACTTGATGCGGAAAATTCGTTACCAGTTTGTCCAGTACCATCAGTACCAGTAATCAAAAGACCCGGCGTCTTAACGATGTCACCTTGTGCGTGTCCTGGCGTACCAGATTCACTTGCAACAGAATCAGCATTGACTCCAGGCATTTCTGCACCTGACATGTTATTGACTCGACTCTTGAGTGCGAAAATCAGACCTGTTGGGCCAGACATAGGTTGTACACCACAAACATCGTAAGCTACGAGTTGAGGCATTGCACGGCGAACCATTGAGATCAAAACTGGATCTGCAAAGTCGGCACTAACCTGAACGGAACCACCAGCTACACCACCCAAAGATGGGTTAGTGGATGTTAATCCCATTACAGTAGTAGGTGTTGCCTCTGCAAGTAGTCCACCACCTTGATTATCTTGAGCATATTGAGCTTCAACATTTTCAAGACACATAGCAGTGACTGCTCTACGATACGGATCACTGATCTTAGGAAGATCGGGATGATCTAATACTGGCTCCCACTTCTTGTTAATTTGTTCTGAGAGTTGCATTTTTAACTCCTTAAATTGTTAAAAAACTTTAAAATTATTATTATTTACGAGCAATAGCTTTACTATATGCTTCCATGATGTTACTCATTTCAGGAGTTTCCTCCGTTTCTGGTACATCACTTTCTTGTTCAACATTTGCATCCTGTTTCGTTTGATTCGGGAAATAACTTTCCTTAATCGTCTTAATTTTGTTCTCAAAATCATCTGCATCATCTTCGTAAGAAACACCTTCTACGAGAGATTTCATCTTTTCAGCTTGTGTGTCTGCAAGGTCATCGCAAACTTCTTCTAAGATTTTGTTTTTACGATATTCGTTAAGTTCACCTGTAACTTTAACGTTATCATCAATTTGAGAATTTAATTTTTCCTCAAGTTCCTCAACCTTGTCGTAAAGGCTTTCAACGATGTCAACTTTTTCGTCTGGAACTTCGATATAATGTTCAGTGAAGAGAGTTTTAAGTCCGCCCATGAACTCTTCAGTCAGTTCACTCTTCAATGAACTATCAAGTGCAAGTTCGTTCTCTTTCATCCACTCTTCAACTACGTAGTTGAGATAACCATCGACTTTTTCAGTCAATTCGTCACGGAATGAAACAATCTCTTCTTGAAGATTGGATTGATACTCTTTTTCGAGATCATCAACCTTTTCGGTTGCAACTTCCATTACCTTCTGGTGAACTGCAGCCTCAAAGATAGTAGAAGCTTTAGACTTAAATTCCTCTGAAAGTTCTTCACCTTCTACCAATGCATCGATATCTTCTTTAACATTGATTTCAGGCATGGAAATTTTTATTTTCTTTTTCTTTTTGCCGACTTCATCTTTTTCTGGATGAGAATCATCTGGTGTTGGGCCACCAAGATCTTCCGCTTCTGCAACATTCATAAGATCTTTCCATTTTGCAGAAACTTCTTCCTTTTTTAGACTATTAACTTTGTCGAAAAGGGCTTTAATCATAGCAGCTTTAGTAGAAGGAACTTTAACTTCTTCTTTCTTCACCTGCTCGTCTTCCTCTTCTTCGTCATCATCATCAGAATCATCATCTCCCTCTTCTTCCTCATCTTCGTCATCATCTTCTTTGACTTTAGCTTTGGATTTCTCAGCGAGAATTTCTTCTGATTGTTCTTTTTCTTCTTGCTCTGGAGCTTCAACAAGTTCTTCTTGTTCAGTTTCTTCCAGAACTTCCTCTTGGTTTGTATTTTCCATAGACATTGAAACTCCTAAAAGTTTTAAGTAATTTATACTGTTAATATTTATAAAATCATAGTTTTGACAATAAATTTTCAAACTCTTTTAATTTTACTTCCTCGAGCCGTTTGGAAGGAGCATTTTGGATATTATTCCTCGCTCTTTCAACATCTTGTGCCTTCAATAGTCCATTATCCCAAATCCATTCTACACCTTCCATAATACCTTCAACGAAAGCATTAGGTGCGGATGGATCTGCAACAATGTCTGCTGCGGTTGCAAGATAAAAATCTTTTTGTACAATCTGAGAGTTTTTCATATCGGGTTTTAGTGTTCCCATTCCTCTTGAAGAAACACCCAACCTCGCACCTTCATCAATCAAACTCTTAACAATTTGACCATTTGGTGTATTTAAAACTTTTGCACGACCAACAAAATTCTTACCTTCCTTTACTAAAGAAGTAATCATGTGTGATGCACGATCAAGATTGACCGTTGGGCCGTCAGGATGTCCTAACTCCCCAAAAGCACGTTTTGGTTCTACATATTCCTTGACATAACGATTTACTTCTTTTTCAAGAATAGGTAATGGATAAATTCTTCCATTTTTATTCTTTTTTTCAGACTGCATGAAGATACCTTCAATGTAGTACTGTTTGGGTTTATTACCCTCTTCAATTAATTCATACTCAACAGATTCTTGTAGTTCGCAAATTAATTTCATTTGTCTGTCCTATTTTGCGTTACTAAATGCAAAATCCAAGATTTTTAAAAAAGATTTTGTATCTTTATTCATGTTATCTTGCATTTTTTTCTTCTTAGAACTATTTAGTGAGTCATAAGTTTTCAGAATAGTTTTTGCAGATTCAGGATCAATTGGAACCGATGTACCACTCTTAAACTTGATATCTGACTCTTTTTTCTTTTTTACAACTGATCGTAATTGATCTACAACATCTTCTCCTAAAGGTTCTTTTGGTTGTATTGTTTCTTCTACTTTTCTTTCTTCGATAGGAAAACCTATTGATTTTCTAAACTCTTTGTATGTTTTCATTAACCTGTCCAACCAACATCTTTGGAAAATTCTATCATAATAAATCCAGTTGTATTAACAGGAACACACTCAATATCAGCTGAAGTAGCAGTAGTGTTTGTTGCATTATTATTAATTGCGGGGCCATCATAATATCCCGATCCTGCAAGTCTAATTGCAGATGTGTCTGAACTTGCTCCCTTAAATTCTATTAATGCAGAACCACCAATACCATCATCTGCTCCACTTGTTAATCCCCATCTCATTCTACGAATATTAAGTTTAGCACCATTTGCAAATCCATTTAAACCATCTGCATCTAATGCAGTTGCAGAAGCATTATGATCATTAAGATCCAATAAAATTACTACTTTTCCGCCACCCCCATCTGTTTTACCAGTGTCTATGAGTGTTCTAGTTGCAAATGCCATTATGCCTCCACCTTATCTGGTTCTGTTTGAATTTCTGGTTCAGTCTGTGGTTCAGCTTGAACCTCTACTTTTGGTTCTTCAACTGAAATTTCTTCGTTGTCTGAAAACATTCTGGCAGAAACTTCTCGTTTTCTGGTTTCTAACCCATCTATTACTTTACTTGAAATCAATTGATCAAATGCATCATTGACCTTTGTAGGATTATTTTGCATTGAATAATCTATAATATCTACTGTTTTAAAATTTCTTTGTGTTGTCTGTTCTGCCATTTTTATCTCCAAAAATTATCTATTAATATTTATAATCTTTTTAAGGTGCAAAACCTTAATATTCTTCTTCGCCTTCTTCACCTCCACCCTCTTCTTCTGCTTCTTTTGCAATTAATTCATCTTGTTTTTCCATTTCTGGTGCTGTTTGTTTAAGAATATTCGTTCTAAACCACTCTTTGGAATAATACTTACCAACATAATCTTCTGTGTTTCTTGCAAGATCTAAACGTTGAGACATGGTTTCTTGATGTTTAAATTCTGAATAATAATGATCCTTTTCATATCTATAATGAACTTTATCTCTGATCTTTGCCCATTCTGCAGCAGTCATTACATTTTTCAGAATTAATTGTCTTTCCATTATTTCATCAAATAATATTGAAAATCTTGTTTGTAATTTTTTGATAAATTTACTGAAAAGCAATTCATCTCTCGTAATTTCACTTTCTCTCCCCAAAGAGAATCCCGATTCAGCCTCGAGTCGTGAAACAGGGACATGCATTGCTTTATATAATTTTCGTTGAAAGTACTCTACATCTTCC